ATAGTTTTATACGCAAGAAGGTTTCTTTACAAAGGCGTTTATCCCTTCGTTCATGTTAGAAAAAATTATAAATGTACAAAGCAATGTACCTCATCCACTCTTGGTCGTGTCACTGCGAGGATCAAGGTGTTGTGTGTTAAATATAGAAATATATTTAGTGAACGCATAGCAGGTCAATGAATTATCATTGGATTAATGTTTTAGGTGTTATATATGTTCCTTATATATAATTTAAAAAGCCAATTCATTAGAGGACACAAGGATGAGGCCTTTGCATACCTAAATGTTTTTAAAATAAGTAAAACAGGAGGAATAAATGATTAAATACATAATAGGCGGATGTGCTTTAGGAATAATTTTAGGCAATTTAGTAATTGGGCTTGGTGCCGCTTTTGCTTTATATTTTTGGAGGAATGGCAAATGACACATGAGCCAGGAATATTTAAAAGATTCTATAAGCATAATCCAGTAGACAAATTAATGACCATGACAGATGAAGAAGTTATGGAAGCAATTGATAAATACCTGGACAAATTTATAAAAGGCTATGAATCCAGAAATGGAAAACATGCACCATTGCCTGATATCCAATTGCAGACAATCAATGATATTCGTAATAAGCGTACTGGAGTTTCAAAGAAGCCAAAGATCTCTGGGAGACGAACTTATGAATGAACCAAGAAGATATTTTGCTAAATTCCTGAGAGGAGAAACTATGTCATCTGGACAGCGAAAGCGTAAATTACCATTTAATGATACAATAATCAAAGATGGCATGGTCATCAAACGCAGGAAGAATGGAACAGTCAAGGCTATTCTTGGAACACTTGCAGACATGAGGAAAAAGAAATGAACACATGGAGTATTATTGATGGAGACATTGTTCTCTCATCAGATAACGAAGAAGAAATGCAATTTGCTAATGCCTGGATTTTAAATCTTGTACAGCAAATTAGACTACAAGTAATAGAGGAGTTAGAAAATGGGCGGACCGATTTATCCGATCAACCAGAAATCTCAGAACCACCTTGCTGAGGAATTAAAAGGTGTAGCAGCAGCATTAGAAAATGCAATAGAACAATTAGATTTTCTCATTCAAAGTATGTTAATTGAATGCGATTGTGAGGATGGCTGTTGTAAATAATGTATATGAATGATGCTGGATACGAGGTGCCAGATAATCATATCCTTGTAGTGCCACACTCTTTAGATATCCCAGAGCATGGCTATTATAATGAAGTTATTTTGCCACTTGCTGGAGAATCTAAAAGAGATTGGTTCAATGCCCATTTTTATTATTGCCTACCAATCAATATAGGAAATCAATATGGCTTTGTGATTAAGTCATTAGTAGACTTTGACGCAGTTTGGCCTGGTGGTGAAAGAGATCCAATCATTACCATTCTTGATAACTCAAATGACCATAAGCAAACAATCAAAAGTGGATTTGGTTCAGGCATTATTACAATTCAAAATAGATTTGCTTTGAAGACTCCGCCAGGAATTAATATCATGACAATACAGCCACCAAATATGTTTGTACCTACATGTGTGGCTATGACTGGTGTTATTGAAACAGACCAGATAAGAAGAGACTTTACATTTAATCTAAAGATGACATTGCCTGGTCATATAGTTAAAGTTCGTAAAGGCGATGCTTTAGGAGCATTTATTCCTATCCCACGAAATTTTGTAGAGAACTTTAAAGTAGTTCCAGCAGTAGATATATTTGACAAAGAAGTTGTAGAAAGAGACATACAAGAGTCTGCAGTCCTAAGCCACGAAAGGCAGACGGTAGATTTAGAAAAGCCTCATCAATCTGGTAGAAGATACTTCAGTGGGAATCACTCAGATGGAACTAAATATCCTGATCATCAAAAGAGGGTTCGTGGACCAAAGTGATGAATCTTCAGGGGTGGTTCAAAAATCAACTAAGACTTATTGAGATAGAAGTATATTCCTATTGCAATAGAAAATGCTGGTTCTGTCCTAACTCCTACATTAATAGAATATCTGAAAATAACCTTATGCCAGAAGAAATGTATTTATCCATAATAGATCAATTGGCAGAAATAGACTACGATAAAGAAATTACCTACAGCAGATATAACGAGCCACTTGCATATAAAGAAATAATTCTAAAGCGCATATCTCAAGCAAGAGAAAGATTGCCAAAAGCCAAACTAAGAACAAATACAAATGGCGACTATGTTACATTGGATTATATATATGAACTCAGAGATGCAGGACTAAACGAATTATTTATTCAGCAGTACCTTGCAAATAATGAACAATATAACCATGCCAAGATGAAGAAGCGTATGCAAGATAAGATAAAGGCTCTTGGAGTTCCCTACAAAGTCATAAGCGATATAGACAACCAGAGAATAGAATACGACTTAGAGATAGAAGGCATAACAGTACATCTAAGGGCACGAAACTTTGCTGTAGAAGGCACAGCCAGAACTGAAAAAGTTGCGGGATTTAATGAAGAATATGTAAGAACAAAAGCATGTAAACAACCATTCAACAATATGTACATTGATTACAATGGAACTGTGATGGTCTGCTGCAATACAAGATCAGATGTTCCTGAACACAAAAGCGGAGTTATGGCTCATATCAATGACGCTCCTATTTGGGAAATATACAGAAATGAAAAGTATAAGCCATGGAGAGATCATCTTGAAAAGGATGGTCCTAAGTCTGGAATTTGTGCGGGATGCAAGATAGACCTAACAGTGGAGGAATTCTAATGAAACAATTCCCAATGGTAAATGCTGGAGAAGAATATCCTAACTATAGTTCATTCTCATATGTAAGAACATCTGGATCACCCATCTATTCATTTAAAGATTTTCATTTTAATAATAAAGATAATCATCTACCAGGCAAATGGTTTTTGATGCCAAAAGGATATCACTATCATCATTTTCTAAAAGAGATGCTTGCTCCTTACCTTTACTACAAAAATAACATTGACGACTCAGTTAAGGTATTATGGATAGAGCAGCCAATTGATTCTCCAACTGGACAAAATATGGAACTGGTTAACTCTGAAATAAAAGAATTGCTTTCTGACTTTGGCTTAGTAAGCCTTGATCGTGAGAACTTATCATTCTCAGTTGATGAATTAATTACCTTTGGCGTAGGTCCAAGATTTATAGATATTCCAAACTTTATAAAACACTACATCTTTGGCAACACTGGCTATTATCATTTTCCAGAGGGAAATCAGGAACTAAGAAAGTTCTTTACTTCATACATGATTGAAGATAGTTCAAAGCCTAAGAAGATATTCCTATCCAGAAGAGATGCCAATAAGACTATAAAAGAATTAGATAAAGAAACAGACTTTGCCAACAGATATTTAGAGCCAGAAGAAGAACAGGCTTTAGAGCAGGTATTTATAGATAAGGGCTATGAAGTCCTATGCCTATCTGGAATGTCAATATTTGATCAGATATCCTATTTCTACAATGCAGAAAAGATTGCAGGACTAAGCGGAACTAATTTATGCAACGCTATTTTTTCTAAAAACGGTATAGATATGTATGAAATATTTGCCAATAAGAGATATGCCTATCCATGGTACAAAGAGTTTGATAGTGTTTTAGAGTATAATAGACATGTGTTATATACTGATGACTTAAAGGAAATAGAATGAGATTTCATGTAATTGGATTGCCACACACGAATACAACAGCAGAATACGAGAACTGCGCCTATACGGAAAAAATCCGTAAGTTTTGCAACATGATGACTTCCCTTGATCATGAGGTATTTTTATATGGCGGTACACAGAATGAGGCGGAAGTAACAGAGTTCATAACCTGTATGTCAGAAGAAGATAGATTAAATCTATTAGATGGAAGACATTTCCTACATGTTAAATATGACGCTACATTAGAAGGATGGCAGATATTTAACAGTAATGTTATAAATGCAATTAAAGAAAGATTAGAGCCAAAAGACTTTATTTGTTTTATTGCTGGATCTACACAGGTATCAATTGCTAATGAATTTCCAAATAATCTAAGAGTAGAATATGGCATTGGATATGGTGGTACATTTGCTCCATTTAGGGTATTTGAATCTGAGGCATGGCGCCACTCAATTTATGCCATGAATACTAATCCAACATCTGTAGATGGTAATTTCTATGACGATGTAATTCCAGGATATTTAGAGCCTGAAAGATTTCCTCTTGTAGAAGAGAAGGAAGATTATTATTTATATATTGGCAGATTAATTTCCAGGAAGGGAATTGATGTTGCCTCGCAGGTCTGTGAGTATCTTGGTAAGCGTCTGATCATTGCAGGCGTAGGCGACTTTAAAGTGCCATATGGCGAGTATATAGGACCTGTCTATGGTAAAGAGAAGGCAGAGTTAATGGGCAAGGCTACAGCAGTCTTCTGCCCAACCTACTACATAGAGCCATTTGCCAATGTGCATGTGGAAGCCCAAGTCTGTGGAACACCAGTAATTACTACACCATGGGGCGTCTATTCTGAGACTGTTATTAATGGCTTCAATGGGTATAAATGTCATAATCTCAGGGAATTTGCGGCGGCAGCAGAAAATGTAAAGAATCTTAATCCAAGATTAATACATGAAAGAGCAGTAGAACTATACTCAGTAGATAATGTCAGATATAAATATGACACATATTTTAAGAGATTATATGACTTACACGATAAAGGCTGGTATCAGGTATGACCAGTCAATCCTATATGGGTTTGGCTATGGGTTTGACTTTTTAGAAATATTCATGTATAATAGTAATATACAGTTCAAAAGACTGTAAATACAAAAGTACAAAAGGAGAAATAAATGAATAATCCAAATGCGATTATATGCGTCTTTTGCTCACAGATAGTGGCTCAGGCGTTTGATTATACAAAGACACAATTCTGCTCAGACTGTAACGATTATAAGGGATTAACTACAGTTCGTGAATATCAGGAGATGTGGTCATAATGTCAGATACAAAGAAATGTTCATTATGTAAAGAAGTAAAAAGCGTAAATGATTTTTATAATAATGGTGGCGGTAAATTAAGATCTCAGTGCAAACTATGTCACACTGAAGGAGTTATGAGGGTCCGTCAAAATAACTCACGCAAATGTACACAAGAAGGTTGCGATAGTCCTCATTATGGTAGAGGTTACTGCAGAAGGCATCATGGCAGACTTATCAGAGGAGCAAGACTTGACACAATATTTGTAGGTGAAACAAGTCATCCACGCAATCTACGCAAATATGGACTTACTCAAGAAGACTTTGATGCAATGTCTAAAAATGGCTGTCAAATTTGTGGCACAACGACAGCAAAGTTTTTTGTAATTGATCATGACCATGCTTGCTGTAATGAAGTTCCATATTGCGGTGAGTGTACAAGAGGTTATGTATGCCACTCATGTAATCTTACAATTAGCAAATATGAATACAACACAATGCGCCAAGGAAATCCTTTAAGAGATTCAGTAATTAAATTCCTTCAGGACTATCAGATTCGTCGCCAAAGACTTGAGAATATTAAGACATGGCACGATATCATCGTAGACCCTGACAACAAGCGTGAGGAGTGGTAATATGCCTAAGATCATAGATACTCCAGAAATCAAGCGGGAACGAATAGAAGCAGCCTTAGCAACTATATGTATAGAAGCAGGCAAGCATATGGACTATAATAGAGGAGTGGAAACATTCTTCAAAGATATGGACTGGGTATTAGAATGCCAGAAGTAAATATCTATTGGTGCAAAGATTGCGAATATATAGATATGGAATACGAAGGTATGGTAGTTAGTAATTGTGGTAAATGTAATAAGAAGATGGAGCAAATAGGCTTCATGGAATACGAAGAAAAACAGGAGAATAAATAATGCAATGGCTTTGGGTAACATTAGCAGTAGTTCAAGCATTGATCTTTGGAAGAAGTATGCTTCTTGCTGGATTCTTTGCATATCTAATTGGATGGCCAGTTATGTTATTAATGTTAGTCTTTGGTCCTAAGAAAGGAACTTGGGAAAGAAGAACTGCAGCATTAGAAGCATTCAAAGAAGAATTTGAAAAATCAAACAGGCCAGAAGGTTATGAAGACTTTGAAACTGTTGATGATTTAATGAAACAGTTAGAAAAGAAATAAAATAAACGAGGGGTCAAGATGGAATGTGTTAGATGCCAACACAAGGCAATAGAAGAGAAACTACTCTGTAAAAGATGTGAGTCTACTCTTAGAGACAATCTATCTGAAATCCCTGAGTTGCAACAAGAAGCAAAAGGATTCCTGACACCAGGCAGAACTGGATCAGGATTTGTATCTACCGAAAGGTCAATAGGATTTAATGTATCAGCCATGGATTATTCAATGGCCACAGACCTATTGCCCATGCTTCACAGATATGAGGCACTGATTCGTAAAGGTAGAAATCTCACACCACCAGCCCTGCTGAGAAGAGAGCCAAGCATAGAGGAAGAGGTTGCTGCAACAATCAAGTTCCATCTAACGCATTTAGGCTGGACACTACAGCAGGATTGGGTTGGCGAGTTTTGGGCGGAAGTTAAAGAGATCCATTCAAAAGGACTATCAGTAACAAAGAAGTTCATAGAAAAGCCAAGAAGAATCCCATGTCCAACAGAAGGCTGTAAAGCCCATGTAGTTATAGATATTGAGCGTATATTGTCAGAAATATCATGCTTAAAATGTAGGACTCAATGGACTCTATATAGGCTCATACAGTTGGCTATGGCTAACCCTGATAGAAGGTTTTGGCTGGATGAAGATGCTATTTGTTTATGGCTCAACATTTCAAAGCGGGATCTAAAGAGGATAGTAACTACCTATAAGATACCTAAGAGACAAGGGCTATATGACATTGCTAAGATATCTCAAGTAAGGAATGAAGTTTGATAAAACTGTTCTTTTGTGATAAAATAGAGGCACCAGTATTTGTGCTGCCCAAAAATAGGGAGGAAGCAATATGCTAAGTATAAGCCTATCAATAGGGCCATGTAATACACAATTACAAACAGATGAACGCCTAAGTTTTGACGGTATAGAAACATTACTCAATAGATCAGTAATAACTACAATGACTATGTTTAATGCACATCTTGGGGCTATGGTTAAGTATGAGAATTATGAAGATGACCATGAATGTGAAGAATGCCAGTCTATTAATAATGAATTAGAATAGTTGTAATAATAATATAATAAAATAATAATATGAAGAAATTCAACTCCCCCTGCCTATACTGTGGTGTTATATCCAGGTCATCTACCTGTAGCCAGTGTACCCTATCCATCCAATCAAAGGATCCAAAACGCAGAGAGCGCAATAAGCAGTACGATTATGAATGGCACAAACTATCAAGATTAGCAAGACAAATCCAGCCATGGTGTAGCAGATGCGGAAGTCAAAAAGACCTAACGGCGGACCACATATTAAGTCTGGCTAATGGCGGAAGTAATATATTAGAGAATATTATGGTTCTTTGCAGAAGATGCAACTCATCTAAGAAATAATAAATGTAATTAATTTTAAATAAATAACAAAAACACTTCCATCCCTGCCTGGCATTATCCAGGTATGGGTATTTTTGTGCTGTCGCAAACATGTAGGAAACCCTGGCTGCCCTGTTCTGTATATTCTCGCAATATTATAAGATTTATGATAAAATGTACAAATAGTGCGAATCGGACAAAAGGAACAGAAAAAATAAAATGGGACAACCAACTGCGGGAAGACCGCCAAAGCCAAATGAATTGAAGAGGCTCATGGGAAATTTAGGACACAGAGATTTACCAGATTTAAATAATATTACGCATTTGCCACAAGCAAGGGAAATTCCAGCACCTCCAGAAATTTTGCAGGAACATGGAAAAAATCTTTGGAATCGTGCATGGGCTATGGCCATAACTTGGCTGAGTCCTGTTAGTGATATTGATGCAATTTATAATGCAGCCACATTGGCAGACGCATCTGAAGCAGCACGAAATAAATACATGGCTACTTTGGAAGCAAATGATGGCAGGGCTTTCGTGGCAATTAATAAAGCCTACACAGATGCATTGACTTCTCTTGGCTTTGATCCAATATCAAGATCTCGTCTTGGTGTGGCGGAAGTTAGAGCAGCAACATCTATTGATAAACTTTTGGAAAGAAGGCAGAATCGTGCCAAGGCTATGGAGCCAGAAACGATAATCGTAGAAACAGGGGCAAATACAAATAATGACAACAACCAACAATGAAATGACTACAGAAGAATTTCTGTCAGCCATTGATGCATCCATGAAATACTATACAAAAGGCCAAATGGTATCTGGCACAATAGTTCAAATGGATCGTTATGGAATACTCGTGGACATAGGGCATAAAACTGAAGCCTTTCTTCCGTTATCGGAAGTAACTGTTCAGAAAGATGCCAATATTCACGATATGATCTCTGTTGGCGAAACTGTTGAGGCTAAGATAATTGGCAGGAATGCTGAAGAAGACCAATATATTATTTCCCTCAAAGAAAGCCAAGTAGAAGCAATTTGGAATGACCTTCAAAATAGACATGAATTGTCTATACCTATTATGGGTAAAGTAGTCAAAATTGTTAAAGGTGGCCTAATTGTTGATATTGGCGTTAAGGCCTTTTTGCCTGGTTCTCTAATTGATATAAATAGAGTTACAGACTTTACGGCATATGTAGGCCATGAAGCCGAATTTATTATTAACTCAATTGATAGAGCAAAAGGAAGTATCGTTCTAAATCGTCGTGCACTTTTAGAGCAGATGATTAAAGAAGATAAACAGATTGAATTTGCTAAATTGGCTATAGGTCAAATTCACAAGGGTAAGATATCAGGAATAACTGATTATGGAGTCTTTGTTGAAATGGGTATGCTTGCAGGGCTAATACATAAATCACAAATGGGTGAGTTAACACCTGAATCATTTACCCTGGCTCAGGAAGTAGAAGTTGAAATCATAGACATTGACTTTGAAAAGAGCAGGTTGTCGTTAGCATTTAGAGGTTAGCATGACTTGGCCTCCAACATATTTATCTCCCATCTCAGAAACTGAATTAGCCAACTCTCGTGGTTATGAGGTTATAGATTTTATTGAGACTCTCTGCCATCTAACAGAAGACTCTATCGCTGGTAAGACTGGTGATAATTTTATTCTGCGTGACTGGCAAAAAGAACTACTCGTACATCTATATGCTGAAAGAGAAGACGGATTGCTAAAGCATCGTCGTGCCTTAATTGGCGTACCACGCAAGAATGGCAAATCAGCACTAATTGCTTCACTCGTGTTGGAGCAAATAGTTTTGGGAGTAAATGGTGGTCAGATCTATTCTGCGGCGGCAGATAAAGAACAAGCCAGAATTATCTTCAAAACAGTAAAGAAGATGATTGAGTTAGAACCAGAACTAAGTGAAATATTAGAAGTTTATCAAAATACTATTTATAACCCAACTACTGGATCTGTTTATAGAGCATTATCATCTGAATCATTTACAAAAGAAGGTCTAAACTCTACTTTTATTGTTATAGATGAGTTACATGCACAGCAAAATAGAGAACTTTATGATGTTTTATCCTTGTCTATGGGTGCTCGTTTAGAGCCAATGCTCGTAGCAATTACCACAGCAGGCACTAAATATGATTCTGCTGGTAAGGATTCGCTATGTTATTCTATGTATAATCGTGGAATACAAATAGCAAAAGGTGAAGTTGAAGATCCTTCTTTCTTTTTTGCCTGGTATCAGGGTAGCGAAAAACTCAATTATAAGGATCCTGAGAACTGGCATTTAGCAAATCCATCTATGGGAGATATTGTTTCTATAGAAGATATGAATTCTGCAGTGCTATTAACACCAGAAGCAGAGTTTAAAACTAAGAGATTAAATATATGGACCTCTACAGGTCAGTCTTGGATTCCTTCTGATGCTTGGGATGCCCTGACATTAAAGAGAAGAGAGCGCATTCCAGGAGAAGATGTTATTCTGGCCTTTGATGGTGCTTTTTCTAACGACTCTACTGCTATAATTGCCTGGTACTTAGGTGGAGAAAAGCCTCACCTAAAAATAGTAGGGTTATGGGAACTACCAGAAGTAGACCCAGATCCACTATGGTCAGTGCCAATTGCAGAGGTTGAAAAGACACTCGTTGATACTTATAGAGATCCAAGCATAAGCGTCAAAGAGGTTGTATTTGATCCTGCAAGATGGTCAAGAACATTTATGTTACTTGATGAGGAAGGTATGCCTGTCATATCCTATCCAAACTCTGCTGAAAGAATGGTACCTGCAACACAGAAATTTTACGAGGCAGTCATGAATCAATCATTTACCCATGATGGTGATGAAAGACTGTCAAGGCATGTATCAAATACAGTTACCAAGACTTCATCAAGAGGTATTATGGTAGCAAAGGCTACAAACAAAAGAAAGATTGACGCTGCGGTAGCAGCAATATTTGGTTATGATAGGGCTACAGCACCAAAGCCACCTAAACAACCAACAGCAAGAATACACTTTGTATAAGGAGAAACATGAAAAAACCTAAGTTAGATTGGTCAGTACTCACAGAGATTACTGGTGTAGGTCTTGCCACATATGGAATTTATTTAGTTGATAAAGCAGCCGCATTTATTGGACTGGGAGTATTCTTGGTCTGGTTAGTGGAAAAGGAGTAACATGGCTACAGCAGGTACATATAATATCACTATGGATCAAGGCGCTCAATGGACGCTTACTGTTGTCTATGAAGATAATAATGGAAACCCAATTAATCTAACTGGTTTTACTGCCAAGATGCAATTGCGTAAGAAGTTTGACTCACCTACTGCTGTTTTGACCCTTGAAAGTCCTTCTTCAGGAATTGTAATCACACCTCTGACTGGAACACTTCAACTTACCGCCACAACTGCACAAATGCTTACAGTTGAAGGCGGAATTTATGTTTATGACTTAGAAATAGCAAGTGGCGGAGTAGTCACAAGATTAATGATGGGTTCAGCAACAGTCAGATCTGAGGTAACTAAGAATGCCTAATATTAATGTCACAGATATCAGCAATGTTGTTACAGTTGATGAAGTAAATAATATTGTTACTGTTACCGCACCTGGTCCTGCAGGAAGCGTTGGTCCTACTGGCGCTACTGGTCCTGCTGGAGCCACAGGTCCTACTGGTGCAACTGGAGCAACTGGCGCAACAGGCTTAACTGGACCATCTGGTGCAACTGGATCTACTGGTCCCACTGGTTCTACTGGCGCTACTGGTCCTGTTGGCGCAACTGGTTCTACTGGACCTATTGGTTCTACTGGTCCCACAGGAGCCACTGGTGCTACTGGACCTCAAGGCGTAACAGGTGATGTTGGACCCACAGGCTCAACTGGACCTGTTGGTGCTACTGGTGTTACAGGTGATGTTGGCCCAACTGGTGCCACTGGTCCTGTAGGTGCTACTGGCCCTATTGGAGTCACTGGCCCAACTGGAGCGACAGGTGCAACTGGTGTATCAGGTGCTGATGGTGATAAATATGCGACAACATCTCTGAGTTCTGTCGCAATTGGAAGCGGTAGCAAAACTTTTACCCTTGTAGATATTGATGTAGATTATTCTATTGGTCAGACAGTTGTAGTTGCATATGATGCAAGCAATTTGATGATTGGTGATGTTACAAATTATAATTCTTTAACAGGCGATTTAACTTTTACAGTAACTTCATTTACAGGAACAGGAACATATGCTTCTTGGTCAGTAAATCTTTCTGGTGCTGTTGGTATTGCAGGTCCTACAGGTGCCACAGGCGCAACTGGACCGCAAGGCGTTACTGGAGACACAGGTCCTACAGGAGCAACTGGGCCAATTGGTGCTACAGGTGCAACTGGACCTCAAGGAGTCACTGGAGATGTAGGCCCTACAGGTGCTACAGGACCAGCAGGTGCTACAGGCGTTACAGGCCCTACAGGAGCGACTGGACCCACAGGAGCCACTGGAGCAACAGGAGTTACTGGTCCAACTGGACCTGGCGGTGCATTAGGATATTATGGATCTTTCTATGACACAACAGACCAGGCTATAGGAGCAGCAAGCACTCCACAAGTAATTACAATTAATAGTTCATTTGGATCTAATGGTGTCAGCATTGTTGGCGGACATGAAATTACATTAGCAAATCCTGCTACATATACATTATCTGCCGTATTATCTATTACAAATATTTCAAATGGCGTAGAAGAATTTGATGTTTGGCTAAAACTAAATGGATCAGACTATGCAAATTCTGCAATTCGTGGTCAGTTACAGCCAAAGAAAAGTTCTACAGAACCATCTGAGCAAATAATTACATTTGTATTTACAGGAACATCCATAAATGCAAACGATTATATTGAATTATGGTGGCAAGCAACATCTACTGATGTTAAATTGGAAGCATCTGCTGTAAGCACAGTTCCTGCAGCATCTTCAGTCGTAGTATCTGTAACTCAGGTTATGAATACTCAGGTAGGCCCTACAGGCGCCACAGGCGCTACAGGTGCTACTGGAGCCACAGGACCTGCGGGAACTGGTGGAGATCTAATTGCTGGTCCAATCTTATCTTCAAGCGGTACATCAAATATTAATCCTGCATTTCAGACAGGAACAGGAAGTACATTTGTATTAAATGATGGAACTCCATCTATTCAAT